ATGGCACGAAAGCCATTAGGAATGCACGTGGAGGACATCAAATCGTCTCTCCGCAAGAAATGGGGCAGCCTGTCTGCGCTGTCCCGGCATTTGGGCAGAAACCCCAATGCCGTCACCCAAGCACTTGGAACCCCCGGCTATTCTGTGCCGCTTGAACAAGCGATTGCAGACGAACTTGGTCGTGAACCCCGCGATATTTGGCCGGATCGTTATCATATGGACGGAACTCCTGTTTCGTTTCGTGCTGAGAGAACTCCTACCGCGCTCACTGGTGGCGCACACCGTCAAAATGAGGTGGCAGCATGAACATGTCTGTGCCTCAGCCGCTCTCAGCAGTGGTGTCTATCCCTCTGGCAGATATTGACGTGGGAGAGCGCCTGCGTGGCGTTGATGTCGATGCTGCTGCCGTTATTGCAGCCAGTATGCAGGAACAGGGCCAGCGTACCCCTATTGAAGTGCGGAAATCTGGCAAGCGGTATCGTCTGATTGCCGGCGCGCATCGTATGCGGGCACTGGAACTGGCCGGCATTGAGACTGCCTTTGCCGTTGTCGTGAAGGCGGATGACCTACAGGCCCAGCTGCTGGAAATTGATGAAAATATCTGCCGACGGGAGCTGAGCCCGTTAGACAAGGCGACCTTCCTGGCACGGCGTAAAGAAGTTTACGAAGAGCTGCACCCGGAGACGAAACACGGTGGTGACCGGAAGTCGGATCAAGTGGACAGCCTTGTCCACTTGATCCCCTCATTCACCGAGGCAACTGCCCAGAAGCTCGGTTTAGATGCGCGCTCTATCAGGCGCTCTGTGGCCCGTTATACCAGCATTGTGCCTGATGTGCGCGAAATCATTGCCAACACATGGCTGGCAAGCAGCGGCGCGCAGCTGGATGCTCTGGCGCGGGAGACGCCGGATGTGCAGCGTCAGATTGCTGACTTTGTGACCAAGTGGGATGGCGTGAGAAATATCTCCGAAATCCTGCGGCAGATCCGTAACCAGCCACGGAAGAAGGCCCCTACGATTTATGACAAGCTGGTGGCCTTATGGACCAGAGCAGATGAACAGACGCGTCTGAAGTTCCATGAATTCCTGCAGCCAGGACTGAGCCTGGAGGATTCAGAATGAGCAGGAAAACAGATGACCGGCAGCTTTCACTGCTGGACTGGGTGCCTCCGATTGTCAGCACCGGATATGACCCGCGTCTGATCCGTGGGAATTCTCTGGGCTTTCGGCTTTCTCGCGCCATCTCGGTGACGCTGGAAGAATGTGGTCAGTCTCGTCCCGAAGTTGCGGAACGTATGAGTGATATCCTTGGCCGGGCGGTCACCGTGAACATGCTCAACGCTTATGCGTCAGGGCAACGGGAAGATCATCAGATCAGTGTGCCGCGATACGATGCTCTGATTGGAGCGACACAGGACCGTCGACTGCTAGAATTTTTAGCTGAGCCACGTGGCTGGACTGTGGTTGACCGCAGCATCCTGCCACTGGTTGATCTTGCCGCTCTAGCTGAGCACAAGAAAGAGCTGTTGCGTATGGAAAAAGGTCTGCGCCGCAGAATTGGGGGCCGTTATGCTTAACAGCGTCCAGTGGTTCTCAGCTGCGGAACTGGCTTCTCTGGGGCTCCCCGGTTTGCCGTCAACCAAGCAGGGCATCACGCACCGCATTCAGATGGAAAACTGGTGTGACCCGGAGAATGAAGGCAAATGCTGGCGCAGGCGCAATGGCCGTGGTGGTGGGTTTGAATTCACCCCTTACGTGCTGCCTACACTGGCGCAGGCTGCGCTGGTTGCCCGCATCCAGCAGCCAGTAGAGGCTGAGGGAGAAGCTGAACAGCGGGAGCGTCACGAGTTGTGGCGTGCGTTTGACAAGTTGCCTGAACATAAAAAGGCGCGTGCTCGTAAGGCGCACCGCGTGCTGATGATGGTTGAGGAATGGGTAAGCGCAAAACACCAGCAGAAGAAGCTGGCCATTGCACATATTGCCAAGGCTGAAGACGTTGGGAAGACGACCATTTACAGATGGTATCGCAACGTGCGCGGGCTCAATAAATGCGACTGGCTGCCTGCATTGGCGGACAATCTGAACGGCAACCGCAAGAAATATGCGAACTGCGATGAAGCCGCTCTGGAAGCCTTCAAGTCTCTCTGGCTGCGCCCGGAGAAGCCGACCTTTGAAAAATGCTTCCGTGATCTGACGAAGATGGCGGAAGAGCAAGGTTGGGTGATCCCGAGCATCAACACGCTGAAGCGGCGCGTGAAGGATCTGCCGCAGATGGTGGTGACGATGGCGCGTGCGGGCAAGGATGCTGCCAAGCAGATGATCCCTGCGCAGGAACGTGACCGGACAGCCCTCCATGCGCTGCAGGCAGTGAATGCTGACGGCCATAAGTGGGACATTTTCGTCCTGTGGCCCGATGGCTCTGTTGCCCGTCCTATCATGGCGGCGTGGCAGGATCTGTATTCAAACATGATCTTGTCCTGGCGCATTGATCGGTCGGAAAACACGGATCTGATCCAGCTGGCATTTGGCGACATGGTGGAGAAATGGGGCATTCCTGAGCATGCCTATCTGGATAACGGGCGGGCATTCGCCTCTAAGCGCCTGACAGGTGGCAGCAAGACGCGCTTCCGCTTCAAGGTGAAGGAGAACGAGGTCAACGGGGTGATGACCATTCTGGGCGTTCAAACCCACTGGACCACACCCTATTCAGGGCAGTCGAAGCCGATTGAACGATCCTTCCGGGATATGGAGGAAAACATTGCAAAGGATGTCCGGTTTTCGGGTGCATATGTGGGCAACAACCCGCTGGCCAAACCCGAGAACTATGGCAGCAAGGCGATCCCTCTTAATGAGTTCTTAAAGGTCATTTCAGAGGGCATTAAGGAGCACAACAACCGCACGGGCCGGAACACGCTGGTCTGCGGTGGAAAGAAGAGCTTCTTTCAGGCCTTTTCAGAAAGCATGGCAATCCATGCCCCCAGAAAGGCGACTTCTGCCCAGCGGCATCTGTGGCTGAAGGCTGCGGAAAATGTGACGACCAACAAGAAGGACGGCTCCATTCGCTTCATGAAGAACCGCTATTTTGCGGACTTCCTGCATGAGCATCTGGGTCAGCCTGTCGTGGTCCGTTACGATCCGCAGGACCTGCATGCAGATCTGCATGTGTATGACGCCAAGGGATCATTCCTGGGCAATGCGCCCATTATTGAGCGAACAGGCTTTACGGATACGGAAGCAGCGACGACCACGGCACGCAGCAAACGCCAGATCCTGAAGGCACGTAAGCAGATACTGGATGCTGAGCGCACCATGACGCCTCAGCAGCTGGCGGACATGATGCCAGCAATCCCTGATGACGAAGAAGACAGTGTTGAAAGCAAGGTTGTCAGGCCGTTCCGACCCGCACCGATCACCCATGGCAATGCAGCCGTGGCGATTGACCCTGATTATCAGGAGGAAGACGACGATGAAGAGGTCTCAACAGTAGTAAAACTGCGCCAGTTTATGCGCGAACAGCACTGAATACTTTCTAAAAGGCCAATAAATTATGTCTGAAACAGAAAATGGCATCGCCCAGATGGGCGGTGAACGGGATAACTCGGCTTCTGAAACGCTGCGGACGCGGGTTCGTGCGCAGATGGAGACTGATGCCCTTTCCACGCGCGCTGCTGCTGATCAGTCCGGCGTGGCATATTCCACGCTCTCTGCATGGTTAAACGGCACCTACAAGGGCAATAACGAGCAGCAGGAAGAAAAGCTGGAAAAATGGCTGAGCAGCTGCCGCACGAGCACGAAAGTGCGTCGGTCGATGCCGCAGGAACCCAGCTATCTGGAAACGCCGTCATCCCAGATCTGGATGAGCGTGTTTGAATATGCTCAGGCCGGACCTGACATCGGTCTGATCACAGGGAACGCAGGCGTCGGCAAAACGATGGCTGGGGAAAAATATCAGCGTGACACGCCAAATGTCTGGATGATGACCGCTGACAGCAGCATGCGCTCCCCCACAGCCATTCTACGTGAGCTGACGGAGCTTCTGGATGCAAACGAAAAACGTGGTCCACGCATGATGGCCTCGCTCATCCAGCGCGTGAAGGGCACGAGGGGACTGCTCATTGTTGATGAAGCCCAAAATCTGACAACGGAGGCGATTGATCTGCTCCGCACGATCTTTGACCGTGGGAGAATTGGTCTCGTGTTTATGGGAAATGAGCCGCTTAAGGGGCGTATTGAAGGCATGGGCAGACAGAGTTCCCATGCACAGATTTTCTCCCGTGTTGGTATGCGGAAAAACCGGCTTAATCCGCTGGTGAAAGACGTCATGCAGTTGCTGGATGCATGGGGCATCATGGATCCCAACCTGCGCAAAACCTGTCGCTGGATTGCTATGCAGTCTGGGGGGCTGCGGACCCTGAATAAAACGGTGCGTTACGCGTTCATGCTGGCCGGCACTGATAAACGGGACGAGTTAGCGGAAAGAGATCTCAAGTCTTCCTGGAAAGAACTTACGGGCACCGAACTGCCTACATTTGCAGGGCGGGAGTGAGCAGCATGGCGAAGCAGAAAAACGACCAGGCACCCGCGCACTCCGAAGATGAAATCTCCGCTCTGTTTGGCAAGGTTACAGATGGCGTCTCGGTCAAGGTCTCTATGGGGCCAGAAGGTCGCAACGTAGTGCGTGATTTCTTGGTGGGGCTTGATGAAAACCTCACTGTGGCGGACGTGAAATCTGCTCTGGAGGCTGACTGGTCATGAAGTGGAAAACCTTCACGCCCAATCAGGCCGCTGTGCTGTGGCTGATGCGTGAGCATGGCCCTGCTGTGTTCCGTGATGGGTTTCGTCGTTTGAGCTGGGCTGTAAAGCCCGGCGAAGGCCTGACGATTGATGGCCCCAGCCTGATCCGGGACGCTCTGCTGGCCCGTGGCCTGATTGCTGCCAGTGCCAACGGGCACGAGCTGACAGCTCTTGGGCGTCAGGCTGCACCATCGCAGAAGGGAATGCCCCAGCGTGTTGCAGAAACGCGCCTGCAGCTGGATCCGGTCTGGCTAACAGACGAGCAGATGCAGGCCGTATCTGAATGGTTCCCACGGCCCCATGGAAAGCCGCGTCTGGATGATCGGGCAATCCTGAGCGGCATTGTGATGGTGCTGCGTGAAAACCTGATGTGGCAGCAGGCTCCTGCTGTGTTTGGTGGCGAGATGGCCCTCCGCAGGCGCTGGAACCAATGGGGTGCCGCTGGCGTGCTGGATGCGGTGTTTGGGCACCTTTTTGAGCCCACCAGTAACGGCCCCCGGCTGGTCGTTACCGACACCATGCTGACCAACAATACCAGCGGACGCAGAGCCGTCGCGCTGGGCTGGTTTGAAACAATTATCTCAGCCGAAGAAATGGAGGCAGCATAATGTCCATTCTTGAAATGCCTGTCCCGCACGACGTTCTGACGGAAGTTGTGGAGGGCACGCTCTTTGCCCAGCAGGAGCGTTATTCCGCTCTGCTGCGCGATATCCGGGAGTTTCTGCGCGCAGCGCCTGCGCAGGCCACTGCGGCTGACTGTGCCTCTGACCTGCGGCACGCCAGCAGTGTTGCTGGCGACCAGCGGCGGCAGGTGATCCGTGAATTTTTTGAAGAATACCCAGCAGACACGACGGCTGCTGACATCCTGACCCAGATGGAGACTGTGTGATGCCGAACCCTGTTTCTCTGAATCCCGTCCTGAAGTCCCTGCGGGATGGTGCGCGCGCTTTTTCCGACCATAACGGCCCGATCACGCTGACCAGCGGTGACCGACTGGAAACGGCGCTCTGGCTGGATGCTCTTGCAACAGAGCTTGAAGCTGTCGCGCATTTTGCGGGCATCGACCTCAGCAGCCTGCCGGTGGTCACTGATGTCACTGCGACAGAGGTGCGGGCATGAATGCCCGCAAACTTGAACGCGAGATCTGCACTGCGTGGGTCAGTCGTGATGGGCGGATTGAATGGCGTCCAGGCGTTGGCTTTCCCGACGCCACGCTTCCTCTGTGCTGCGGGACGCGGGATGCGATCCGGGCATCCCTGCGTGGTCGTGCATGGAATGGAAAATTCTATGCCGTTCCGGGGATGACTGACCTCATGCCTGACCAGCAGGCTTATGAGGCGATTGAGCATCTGAGGATCAACATGATGGGGGAAAGTGCTGATCTGATCTCCTACTATCGCGGCACTAATCGTAGGGATCTGAAGCGATGAGCGGCGTAACGATGCAAACCGTGATGGATCAGATCTTTGATGATGTTCTGCGTCGCGGGCCGGAAGTGAACGGCACAACTGGCCTGAAGATTACTCAGCAGGTCTCGGGCGAAGCCAAAGCGCTTCTGGATCTGGTCTTGAAGCGGGATCGCACCAATCTGGATGAAGTTTCCCGGCGTGCTGCTGATTTGGCCGCTCTGGCTGTGTGGCAGGTAATTCTCCTGCGTGTGTATGCCAATGCTGAAAAAACTGAAGCCATGGCTGCAAGTGCCATGGCCACGAAACACTGAGGAAAAAACGATGACTCTTGAAATCAACCGTGAAGGAACGGTGATGACGTGCGGTGGCCCTTGGCCGCGAGACCGCTTTGCGCCGACCGTGCTGCTGGAAAACGATATTGCCATTGATCTGGTGGCAGATGCGAAGGCGCTGTCCGAACTGATTGCTGAGCAAAAGCGGCTAATGTTTGCCAAGGCAGAAGCGTTCGAGGTTGCTGTCATGGCTGCTTACAACGCCAACAAAAAGCGCAAGACACCTGGACGTTTTACGGCGTGCAGCCTGGACGAGCGGTTTAAGGTGGAACTGTCTGTGGCTGACTTCCGCCGGGTTAACGCTGACATCATGGCCGCGCAGGCGCTGATGAGCGAGGTGCTGGACGATCTTACCGAGGGATCAAACGATGATGTCCGCCTACTGCTGACGGATGCATTTGTTCCTGACGCTCGCACAGGACGTATCAACACAGACCGGCTTCAGAAAGTGCGCCGCCTGCGCTTGTCTCATCCCCGCTGGCCGGATGTGTGCGAAGCGATTGCCAACAGCATCAAGGTGTCATCCAGCCGCTCTTACCTGCGCTTTTACGAACGGGAGTCTGACGATCACGACTGGGTGCCGGTAGTGCTCCAGTTTTCGGCGCTGTGAGGATGAGCATGAAACAGAAACGCACATCACGCGGGCCGGTGCGGCACGATAGCAACCGGGCTGGCATGGTCCGCAAGTTGCATGTGGGGCGCAAGCAGCTTGATCTGGAGGACGCGGATTACCGCGCCCTCTTGCAGCGGGTCACGGGCAAGACGTCGTCCACGCAATGCTCTGAGGGTGAGCTGGATCTGGTTCTGAAGGAAATGAAGCGGATGGGCTTCAAGGCGGCTCCCCTTAGCGGGAAACCGTGGGTCCGCAAGGTCTATGCGCTGTGGGACGAAATGGGACCTCTGTTGCGCTCTGGCGGCACGCGTGAAGCGCTGCGGGCTTATGTGCTGCGGATGACGAAAGTCAGCGCACCGGAGTTTCTTGATGAGCCCACAGCCCGGAAGGTGATTGAGGGGCTGAAGGCATGGCAGAAGCGGTTGGAGGATGGTGATGTCTGACCAGAAACTGAAAGACCGACTGCGCAAGTTGCTGGCGCTCTCCAGATCTTCCAATCCGGCAGAAGCTGCTCTTGCTCTTGAAAAGGCGCAGCAGCTGATGGCCCAGATGGGATTGGGTGCAGATGACCTTGAACTGCTCGACATCAACGGTGAAGAGGTGGATGCGCTTCTGACCACATCCACGACCCCCCCCTCTGTATGTTGCAGGCCTGATCCGTATAGTAGCGGACGCCATGGGCGTGGATGTTGTCTACACGCCCCGCAAAGGGGCACTGCACTTTATCGGCCACGCAGCCAAGGCGGAAATTGCCGGATATGCTTATGGCGTTTTGGCACGGCAATTACGCAGGCAGCGCAGTGAATTTCTGAAGGGACAGTCCAAACGCCTGAAGCGGGCAACCCGTATTGGGCGTGCAGACCAATACGCTGAAGGCTGGGTCTATGCTGCGCGCAAAAAAGTAGCGACGCTGGCAATATCTCAGAAAGAAGAAGCGCTGATTACCTTGTGGAAGGAGCGCAATATGGGCGAGCTGGATACTTGTAAAAATCGGCCTGCGAAAGCCGTCAGAGGGAAAGACGATGCATGGTCACACGGCTGGCGGGATGGAAAGAATGCCCGGCTTGACCATGGTGTGAATGGAAGCACTCCGTTTCACGCATTGGGGAATATCAGACAGATAGGTGCGGCATGAGCGGAGAAAAGAGAGTTATCAGGCTCGGGGACATTCAGGTCAGCAACACGTCGGCTATTGATCGAAAAGTTGCTGTAGGAATGCATCGTTTCAGATCAAAAAAGACAGCTGAAAAATATCTGGAAAACTTACTGCACATGGCATTGAATGATGCATGGAAATCTGGTGCAGAACTTGGCGGAACTGGTTCCAGAGGGGCCGCATATATTCAGGGTTTCTATTCTTCCAGAATTGAGAATACGGTTGCTGAAATGACACGACTGGAGATCAATGAAAGCCTGAGAAAAATTAGAAAATAGCGGATTAAGAATGCATGTTTGAGGGGAGCCGAAAGGCTCCCTTTTTTTATGCGCTGGATACTGGGAGCGAAAAACAGTACAGTGCAACATGCAGAATGGTTCTTGATGCTTTTCAAGAGCCGCTTAAACGGCATTTAAACACCCCCAAACAGAAAGGCGTGATACGGTGCAAGCCCCCTCATCAATCTCGTGGCTGGTGGATGCAGTTGGTGAAGAGGCGGCGCTGGAATTCATTGAAGCCAATGCGGGGAAGCGGTTGTATATCCCGCAGAACCCGAATGATTGTTTGCTGGCTGAGCTGTATGGTCCAGAGCTTGCGCGGGCGGTCTGCCAGTATCGCGGCGGAGAGCAGTATCAGGTGCCTCTGGTTAAGGCATGGCGCGTGCATGTGTTGGCAAACCGTGGCTTGAATAGTAACGAGATTGCAGTCCGCACCGGCCTGACATGGGGCCGCGTGAGTTATCTGACGCAAAATGTGCCCGTTGAGCGCCGGAAAGTGCGGGTTGTGCATCCGGGACAGGCTGACCTTTTCGGATAGCATGTCCTCTCTAGGACACTGATTGCAGAAACTGCCCCGTCATAGGGTGCAGGCATGCGAAACAACCTCTCAAAATCGCTGGATTTCACGATGGCTGCCGAGGGCGGCTATCAGTGCAGCAAAGCTGACGACGGCAACTGGAGTGGTGGCCGTGTTGGTCGTGGCAATCTGGCCGGCACAAAATACGGGATCTCTGCGGCGCTAATGGCGCTGGTGATGGGATCTGTTTCTGCCGTGAATTCCTCAGTGATGCGGAAGATTACAGTCTCCCAGGCGCGCAGTATTGCGACTGAGCGGTTTTGGCAGGTGATGCAGTGCGACAGTTTGCCTGCTGGTGTTGATGTGATGCTGTTTGACTTCGGTTTTAACAGCACGCCGGACCGCGCAGTCCGGCAGTTGCAGGCCACTGTCGGCGTTCAATTTCCAGACGGCACGATGGGGCCTGATACGCTGTTGAAGCTTGTGCATGCCAAGCCAGCGGATATCGCCCCCTCTATCTCTCATGACTACGCCGAGCAGTTGCAGGCATGGCTGGGTGTGTCCCCTGATGGGCACATCGGTCCACGGACCTTGCAGGCAGCCGTAGAGCAGCAGGCGCACTATGCGATGCTCATTTATGCGTTGGCCTCCAAGCAAGAGGCAGCATACCGAAGTTTCAAAAACTTCCCGGTTTTTGGTGATGGCTGGCTGAACAGGCTGGAAGAGCGTGTGTCCATTGCGCACCAGTTTCTGGCTGCGCAGGACGCCCCTGCCGCTGTCGCCTGA